ACTTCCGAGCCGAGGAACGTCGGACCCATGCCCTGCGACAGACCCACCGAACCGCCCTGGGCCAAGTCAAGGTTCTGCATGCACGCCGCAAAGAAGAACGGCGAGCAGAACCACTTGGCACCGGCACGCGAGTGCTGCGGAACCCTTGCCATCATGGCCAGCAAGTTGGCCTTGGTCACCTCGTCGGGCGTGTCACCGGCAGCCGTCACGAGCGAGGCGGCGTAGGTGGCAGCAGACGCCGCCAGCAGGCCACCCGTGTAGGTCGTGACGAGCCCGGCAACCGCTGGAGCGTTGCTGGGGTTGCCGCTCCACGCAGCCTCTTCCACGGCGTTGGAGAGCGTCAGAGCCAGCTCAGCAGCGATCCAGTCTGCGATCGACACGATCGAGTCCTGCAGGAGCTCGCTCGCAATCGTCACCGCGCCCGTGACCTTCTTCGCAGTCAGAGTGACCTGATTGGAAGTGGGGTCGCTGGCAGTGATGGCAGAGTTCTCATTGATCCAGTACGCGGTCGCACCGGCCGTGCGGCGTGGGAACAGGAGAACGTCGCTCGGCATCACCACATTGGTGGCGTTCTGAGCGAAGGCCGAGTACTGGTCCACGAGTCGGATCACGGTCGAGGAGAGCACATCAGGCACGAAAGCCGCACCCGTGGTGCTGCCGGTCGAGCCCTGGGCACGAGCCTCAACGCCGTGGTCTTGGCACCACCGCTTGGCGTCGGCGTCGCCGCCCTTCGCCTTGAACCACATGCCCACCGAGTAGGCGTCCTTGGCGTTCTCAAACGCACGGAGCCGGCCCGAGAACGGCACCGCCTCAACGCGGACTTTCTCGCTACGCTCTTCGGTCACTTCGGGGGCCGGCGTGCAGCGGTCAACCACGCTGCGGAGATTCTTGGCCGACTCAGCCACCGACTTCTCAAAATCGATCCGCTTGGCCAGCTTGCCGGCCTCGGTGTTCATCGCCTCGAGTTCAAGATCGCGCTCGGCAATCTTGTCGGCATCGGTGCTCTCGATCGCACGCACGGCGTCGATACGGTTGGCGAGGTTAACGGCCTCGTCCTGAAGCTTCTTGAGGTTGTCCACGTGGTATATCTCCGCCGGCGGTATTGCCGATGGATTCCACTGTGCCTCTAGCGTGCCGGCCTCTTGCAGAACCGGACTTCCGAATGTGTTGTTTTTACAAACACGACAGCACGAGCGCCGCAGCGAGGGCAACGCAAATACTGTTGACGCTCTTCGCCACACGGGCGAGAGGAACGGCACCGCAACTTTTCGCCGCAGGTGCAGCGGGCCTCAGACATTCTTGAGCCTTAAGGTGGCAGCCCAGGCGGCGGCGACGCCCCGCAAGGCCGAACGCGAACTAACCGCCCGAACTGCCGGCTCTTCGGCGGACTGCGATGCAATCCATGCCTCGTATGAACGCTGAGCAACGGTAACGCTGCTTGCCGGGTAGGCGGGCGTCAGAACAACGGAAACGTCTACGAGCGAACTGACTTCCCGCACTTCTCTGACTGCGCCTTGCTCGTCGCTAGACCACCTGTCGCCCTTGCCCGGTTCAAGGCCGAAGGCGAAGCTACTGCCCTTAAGGTCACGCCGTCTGACCAGTTCCATCGTGTCGCGCCCTACCTGCGTATCAGGCGGAATGACGGTATACCGCAGCCCCTTATCATCGCTGGTCAGCTCCAGCGTGCCGCTGGCTGACCGGCCGAGAATCAGGTCCGGATTGTGGTTTAGCAACGCCACAACGTCCTGCTTGCCGCGCTGGCGGTTGAGAACTTTATCGAACGCACCAGGCAGGATGATCTCGCGGAACTGCGAACCACCTTCACGCAGCGGAAGGCTGAAGCGGTTGTAGACAGCGGCATACCCCGTCAGCACCTGCGTGCCGTTGGCGCGAGTCTCAATAGTGAGCTCGGCTTCTGGGCACTCGTCAAACGCAAGGCAGCGGCGCTCAAGTTCCATTTGTTGAATCCTCCTGGGCGGTAGTCGTGTCTTCGGCATCGTCTTCTGGCGTGCCGTCCGCTGGCTCGCCCGGCGTGTCCTGCGGCATCGGCTGCGGATCTTGCGGCTGTGGCTCGCCCGCCTTTTCTAGCGTGGTCATGTTCAACTGGATGAAGTGCTGGTCGCCTTGCGGGCCAATCGGATTCAGGTTCTCAAGCTCACGAATCTCGTTCACCGTCATCCAGCCATTCTGCAGGGCGGAAACGTAGTAGGCAGAGCGGCTCGCGTGGTCGCCGCGAAGCAGGCCACTCACGCTGTGCTCAGAGAAATACTTCTCGTCATCTACGATCAAGTCGCGGCTGATCGCGGCCTCCCACCGCTTCAAGTGCGGTAGCAGGCAATGCTGCACAAACTCTGTGCCCTGTACTTCGATGTTGTTGAACGTGCTGCGGTCCAGCATCTGGATCATGTGCGGCGGCACGCGAAACGCCCGGCAGATTTCAACCACTTGGAAAGCCCGGCTCTCAAGCATCTGGGCTGCTTCGTTTGAGCCGCTGAGCTCGTGGGCCTTCACGCCGTTTGGCAGCACAGCTGTGCGGAAAGCCCGGTCTGCACCACGGTGCATCCGCTCCCACTGCTCGCGCAGTCGCTCAGCAGCCTCGATGGGAATCGGGTTGTCGCTCTCCAGCACGATGCCGGGCCGGGCACCGTTGCCGAAGTACGTGCTGCCGTGAGCCTCTAACGCCTGGGCCAGGCCGATGGCGTTCTGGAAAATCTTGTACGTCGGGATGGCCTTAATGCCGTCCTCGGTCGTGAACCGCAGGCAGAAGATCTGCTCTTGGCTGTAGACCGTCTGCCGGCCGCTTGGCTCACGGTAGATGTACCGCAGCGTGCCGTTCTCAAGTCGCTCGGCTTCCATCCGCGAACTGTGCAACGGCCACAGTTCCGACACAGCACCTCGAGCACCTGGGCGGATTTCGGCGTAGCTCGCACCGTAGTGCAGGTACATGCCAGTCATCCAATCGCGGAACTCTTGGGCCGTCTGCCAGGGATTCGGCTGCTGGTGGAGCAGGCGATACACGGGATGGCTCGTGGCCTTCTGTTTCCCGCCGTTGGCCATCCGCTCGTAGATGTGCAGCGGCAGAGCTGATACCGCATCCGATATGACACGGATGCAGGCGGTATACGCCGAGCACGCCATTGAGTTGTCAGCGTTGACGCGAATGCCGGAAGGCGTGCGGCTGGAGCTCACTTCGGGCCAGTCGATGCCACGCAGGTCAAACATCTTGAAGTCAGCGGCGGCGTTTTCGCTCATAGCGTCATCATGTCCCAGGACTGTTCTGGCGTGGCTGCGGTTGCCTTCTGCCACAGCCCGATGGCCATGACTAGCGACACGATGCCGTCTATGCGTTCTGTGCTCTTGGCCTTGCTCGGTTTAATGTTTCCGGCTGCGGAATCCTGCTGGATGGCCACGTTGGAAGCCTGCCACGACAGCACTGGGTGCCCACCGTGCAGCACCTTCCCGCTCACAACAAGGTTCTCCAGCTGCTTGCTAGGTGCCGACAGAGAGCCATAGCCCTGTCGAAAGTCTGCCATGGGCAGCCCGTCGCCTTGCAGTTGTTGGCCGAGTTGCGCGGAGTTCCACGGGTCCAAGCCAATGCCGCACAGCTTGTACTTGCTGGCTATGGCGTTGATGTCTGAACGCACCTGATCGAAGTCTGTGACGTTGCCATCGGTCATGTTCAGATGCCCCTGGCGATGCCACGTTAGGTATGGCACCTTGTCGCGTCGCTCTCGCTGGTGGGCGTTGTCGCTCGGGATCCAGAAGTGCGGCTCAATCCAAAACGTGCCGTCATCAAGCGGGAACAGCAGCACCAGGGCCGTGGTGTCAAACGTCGTGGCCAAGTCGAGCCCGGCCCAGCACTTGCGGCCGGCGAGATCAACAGGACAGGGCTTGTCGCCCTGCTGCCAGTGATCCATCCGCAGCCACCTAGTTGACTGTTCCGTCCATTGGTTCAAAAAAAGTTGGCGAAAAACATTTTCATAAGTCGGCATCTCAACCGCTCGAGCACATTCGCTCCGCAGGAAGTCCATGCGCACGGAAACGCCGAGGTTTGGATTGGCCTTCTTCCACGTCTCTTCGGCTTTCCAGTCATCCGCAATGTCGGCCGCATAGATGGCTGGCAGGAACGTCTCGTCTTTCACGGTGCCGGCGGCCACAGCCTCAGCGTATTTCCAGATTTCCCAGCAGACGCTTTTGCGGTCAAAGCCTGCCGTGGTGAGCGCCACCGTCAGCGGCTGACGCCGAGCACCTTGGCTGCTGAGCATGACTTCCCACATCTCGCGGTTAGA